TGATAATAATTTTGATAATAGTCCTTTAATTATTATTATACCAAATGATATTATAAATGAAGGAACATTAAATATAAATGATATTAATATTGAACAAAAATTACAAATAGAAATATTAGGAACTAGAATTAAATATCGTAATGAAAAAATTCAAGTTGTAGGTAAAATAATATAATATTATTTATATTTATATTTATATTATGGAAGATAAAAAAATATTTATATATAATAATATTTATAAAATAAAATATCATAATGAAATTATTAATTATATAAAAAATAATAATATAAAATATACAGAAAATTGTAATGGTTTTTTTGTTAATATTAGTTTAATTGATGATCATATTAATAATATTTATAATATTTTACAATATATTATATTTAATAATAATGAAAATAATGAAATGGATTATAAAAAACAAGAATTAATAGAAGATAATAATTTATTAAAAATAAATGAAAAAAAATTTAATTATAATATAGAATTAAAAAATTTTACAAAACAAGAACAAGAAAAAATATTATTATCTAAAAAATATAAATTTGATAATTAAAGATAATTTTATTTAAATATAAAAATGGATATATTTAATGATCTAAAAAATAAAAATTATAATTATTCTGATAAAATTGAATCAAATAAATATACTCAATCTATTAATTCAATTATTAAAAATAAACCTATTGATTTTGATAATTTAAATATAAAAGAAACTGATAATGATATAGTTAAAAATACTATTAAACAATTAGATATAAAAAAAACTGATAATAATATAATAAAAAGTGTCATTAATGAATCAATAAATCATTTTATTGATAATGAATGTGTAAAATATACAAAAAAAGAAATGTCTGAAAAATATAAATCTATTTATGAATTAATTTTATCTATTAAAGATAATGAATATCAGATTTTAGAAATGAAAGAAAAAGATAAATATGTATCTGATAAAAAAATCATATTATGTTCAAATATTGATGATGAATATAATAATTATAATTTTAATAAAAGAATATTATCTAAATCATTAATATGTTCTAATTTACAAAAATATAAAGATAATCTATTGTCATTAATATTATTTTACAATGATTATTTTAAAATTAATTTAATTATATGTCATGATAATAAATATTATAAATCTGGTTTAAAAAATTTTGAAAATATTTATATTAAATATATTAAAAATGGTTGGATAATTCAAGAGATGAATTCAGAAAATATTAAATATGAAAATATATTAGATTTAAAATATTGTATTGAATTAGATATTAAAACAAATTTTATATATAATTTATATCTCAAAGCAATATCTAATTATAAAGTAGATGAATTAATAAATATTGCTAATGAATTAAATATTGATTTAAATAAGAATGGTAAAAAGAAAATTAAAAAGGAATTATATGATGAAATTAATCTATTTAAATTATAATTAAATTATAATTAAATTATAATTAAATTATAATTAAAATCTAATATATATTATAAAAATAAAAATAAATGACAGATATTGAAAATCAAATAAAAAGTTATGATTCAAAAATTTCTTTAGTTGAAGGTAAAATTATATCAATGACTGAAAAAATTAAAAGTTTAACAATTACTAAAGAAGGAAAAACAGCCGCCCAAAGTGAAAAAATTAGAAAAGATCAACTGAAACTATTAAAAAAAATTAATATTTTAAGAATACAGATGTCTGACATGAAAAATACTCAATTATTAATGATAATAAATTTACAAAGACAGACAATGCTCGAAACAAAACAATTAGTTCGTGATACATCAGAATTACAAAGAAATATTAGCAATGATCCTGAAGCAAACCCATATTATTATAGTCGAAAAGAAAAAGATCCCCAATATTCTGAAATTGCTAGGAAGAGGACATCTATGAGAATGCGTGGAAAAAATCCTGGTGCATTTACATCTAATATATTGGAGCAAGATATGAGAAGTTTGGAACAAGATGATGGTGCAGATCCAGTATTAATGCTAGTTGCCAACAAAATGGGTCAAAAGAAAAAATCTAAGAGTATGAAAAAAAGATCTAAAGGTAAATCTAAAGGTAGATCAACTAGAGGAAGTATGAGAAGACGTAGAAGATAAATAATAATTACATTTTTTTTATAAATTTGAATATTTAAAATTATAAATATATTAATATATTATATATGGAAATCTTATCTAAAAATAAAGATATCCTTGATTATTTTAATACAGCAATATTAAATGATAATAATAATATTGAATTAGAGGTTATATTTGGATATACTCCAAAGAATAATCCTATAAATAAATTAATATTTAAGAATATATTAGATAAACTTAAAACTGATTTTGGTGATCCAATATCTATATCAACTAATTTAGATATTAGAACTAAAATAGGAAATAATGTATCTAATACAAGATGTAGTATTTTAGATTTAGAATCTATAAAAAAATATTGTATTACAGATTCTTTAGAAAAATTATCAGAATCTTCTATAAAAATTATAGAAAAAGTAGATTATAAAGATAGTGTTATTAAACAAAGTAGAATAACTAATCAAGAATATAATTACAGAATTAATTTAAAATCTGAAAATAATCTAGATTATGATACTGTACAAATTAAAAGATTTAATACAGATCATAATTCAAAATTAAAACATTATAGATATAAAAAAAGATATAGTTTTATTACTAATGATAAATTATTTAGAATTGATTTATCTGTAATAAAATCAACACAATATGATCATAAAATTAAATCTTATAAATATTCAAGAACATTTAAAGAAGCAAATATTTTAAATAATCCAGAAGAATATGAATTAGAAATTGAATATATAGGTTCAACTGAAAAAAAAGATAATGGCGTATATTACATAAATGATTATTATAATAAATTAATATCTGATATAGATGACCCACTAATATTATCAAGTAGTGTATCAAATCCATTAACATTAGATGTTAAATTACCTAAAACAGTTAGTGGAGAAAGTTCTGGAAAAACACCATTAATTGATTTACCTGATAAACAATTAAAAATAAAAGATGAATTAATTGGTATGAATGTTGAAATAAAAGATACCTTTGATTTAGGTGAAATAGTTATTAATGATGATGATATATTGACTATTGAAGATTATAATTCTGATTATGAAAATAAAGGTAAATATGTATTATTAAATATTACACCATCTAATGAACAAATATGGGTACCCTTAACAGAAATATATAATAAATATTTAGATATAGATGAAATAATATCAGAAGTAAATAGTACAGAAAAATCAGGTGGAGGTAAAAAAACAGAAGAAGATAAAAAATTATCTTTTGAAGTAGAAAAAAGAGATTTATTATCTAATAAATGTGTAGAATTATTAAATAATCATATAAAATATTTATTAGAGATAATTCATAATAATAAAATAATATTATCTAAATTACAAAGAGAAACAATATTAAATAGATATGGTTCATTAACTAAACAAAAACAACATTTTAAAAAATTTATTGGACCTCAACCAATAACATTAAATCATGAAAATTTATTATTATCAAATGATATAAATATTATAAAAGGATATGCTGTAACTGAAAAAGCAGATGGTATTAGATGTTTATTATTTATTACTGATTATACTGGTTATTTAATAACTTCTAAAATGGAAATAATACCTACTGGATTAAAATTTCCAGATATAAATGGTCAATGGTTATTAGATGGAGAATATATTACTAAAAATAAAGATGGTGATGATTTAGAAGATAATTTATATATGATATTTGATATATATTATAGTGATACAAATGCAGTATATAAATATTTTTGGATAAATTCAGATGAGAAACCATCAAGATTAAAAGAAATTAATAGATTTAGAGATTTAATAAAAAATCAAATGAGAAGTGAATTATATAATATAAGAATAGGTATTAAAGAATATGAATATGGAACAACAGAATTATGTGATCCAGCAGAAGATCGTGATAAATTTAATGTACAATTTAAATCTATATTTGAAAAATGTAAAACGATATTAAATAAAACTAGTAGTTTTGAATATTTTATTGATGGATTAATATTAATGCCTATATATTTAGGAGTAAAAGGTTCTAAATTAAATCCTTCACCTAATGATATAGGCGGTACATGGGATTATAATTTTAAATGGAAACCACCTGAAGAAAATACTATAGATTTTAAAGTATTAACTGAAAAAGTATCTCAAAATTCAAAACTAGATAAAGTACATCCTTTTAATGATGAAGATGATATATTAAGAACTTATAAAAAATTATATATAATAAATGGTTATGATGAAGAAAAAGATATAAATTTAAATTTTTGGATGAAAATATTAACAGGTGATAAACCATCAAAAGAAAATACCCAACTATTTAATCCACCAGATACTAAAGAAAATGTTGGTATAACAAATATACTATTAGAAGATAATAAAATGTTATGTTTAAAAACTAAAGAACAAATAAAAGATGGTGATATTGTTGAAATGAGATATAATCCAAATGGATTAAATGGTATGATATGGGAACCATTAAGATTAAGAAATGATAAAACTAATCCTAATTATAAATCTGTAGCAGATAATGTATGGAAAACTATTATAAATCCAATTACTAATAAAACAATTGAAGGTAAAGAATATGATTTAAAACAAATTAAAAAAAGTGTAAAATTATCAGTAGATACTGGTTATTATATATCAAATAATAGAAGCATTGAGACAAGTATTTTAACTAAATTACATAATTATATAAAAACATCTTTAATTAATGGTGTATGTTCATTATTTAAAATGAATATTCAATATATGGATTTATCTTGTGGTCGAGGTGGTGATGTAGATAGATATGTAAATCCAAATAATAAGATTAAATTTATATTTGGTTTGGATATTGAAGATACAAATGAAGCATCTAGAAGATATTTCTATAAACAAGCCAATAATAAAGCCGTATTTCTTCAATATAATACTAGTAAAAATATTAAATCAGCAGAACAACCTAAAATAAACAAACATTCTAAAATAATGATTGATATATTGTATGGATTAAAAAAATATGGTTCAGAACCTTATAAACAAATATATAAAGATTATAAAAATATTGCTAAAAATAAATTTCAAGTAGTAAGTAGTCAATTTACATTACATTATTATTTAGAAAATGAAGAAACATTTAATGGATTTCTTACAAATGTAGAAGAAAATATTGATAAAAATGGATATTTTATAGCAACATTTTATAATGGTAATAAATTATTTGATTTATTAAAAGATAAAGAAGGTATTGAATATACTAATAAAACAGGTGATAAAGTATATGAAATTAAAAAGAAATATGATTTAGAAAAATTTCAATATGATAGTGAAGATACAAGTAATATGTTTGGAAATAGAATAGGTGTTTATATGGATTCTATTGGACAAGAATTTGATGAATATTTAGTAAATATGGATTTCTTAATAGATTCATTTAAAAAAAGAGGTATGGAATTAGTTACACCTAATTCAAAATTAAATATATTTAATAAATCTAATTTTGAAATAGATGGTGTTGGTTCATTTGATAAAATTATAGGCAATCTAAATACTATGTCTAAAAAAGATCAATTATTAAAAACAAATTATAAAGGTGCTATAAATATTACAAAAGATGATAAATTAAAATTATTAAGTGGATTGAATGTATATGTAATATTTCAAAAAAAATAATTATTTACATAATAATGGTATATGAATATATTTACATATAGAAAATTCATTACCTTTAGGTAATATACATTTATATTTATCATTAACTATTTTACATTCATTAGGTTTTTGACAATGTTTAGCACATGCTTTTAAATCTTCTAAGCAAGTACCACAATGACCTTCTTTTATATAATTATTTTTTTTACAATTATTATTTAAAACAATATATAATATTATACCTAAAAAGAATAATATGCTATTCATTAATATATTCATTATATATAGTATATTTATAAATAAATTCTATTCACAGAATAAATTTGAAATTTTTATTTAAATAAACTCATATTAAAAGTTCTAGTCTGTTTAAGCATTCAAAAGAACACACTTACAAACTTACGAAATGGCACTCTACCTTGATTTCAAGAATGTACCAGGCAGTTGTCTCGACGACGATGTCGAAATTTCCATTACTAGTGAGGACATTTCTATGGCGCGTGATATCGGCATCCTTACCCCACGCGAAGTCGTATCATCCGACTTTGTTCCTGTGGAGATTTCGGCACCGAATACTTCATCTTGGGCGAGTAAAGCGTCAGGAATGTCTCCACAGGATACTCACGATACTGAGTATCTTGCGACTGTCCGTGATGCTGAATTCTTGGCATTTGTGGCGCTCATTGAGGGCGACGATATGGACGATTTTGTTGAGCAGCATCACTTGGACATTGAATGTATGATCAATCACCCTTACCAACTTCTCCCGAGTGAGATGCCGTACGCGTCATTCACCACTGAGGTGCGCGTGACAGCGATTAAGAATGGATACTATGTGGGTTCTCTCGGTGGTCATGGCACGAACGTCTACATTAAGACGCCTCCATCACAACTGCTTGAACTTCACTCGCTCTACTTGATGGATGTCACCGCCACACCAGCTGAGAGTTTCCCTTTATGCGCGACAAAGGTCTTTCAAAAGTTGCGGACAGCAGATATGCTGTTGTCCTGTCTTGAGTGCGATCTGGAGACTGGTATTCTGATTTCAACTCCGTGGTGGGATCGTAAGGAAACTACCACACGGCAGTACCTGCTTCCCACACCTGCAGAACATATCGGCGCTATGATCGGGCGTCAGGGTAAGAACATCACAGCGCTGATAAAATCTGTCAACGAATGGGATTCCAATCATGCATCATCCGGTGAACCAGAGATCACTATCACACCAACCTACGACTCCAAAGGGTGCTTTGTGACCTTCCACGAACCTCCTGAATGTAGTTGGAGTACCAGAGATATCGAATGGCTCATCTCACACTTCCACTGCTAAATACAAAAACAATATAAAATAGACAAAAAACAATATAAAATAAAATAGACAAAAAACAATATAAAATAAAATAGACAAAAAATATTTTTTTTAAAATAAATAAAAATCTTTATTAATAGGGATATTATATTTTTCACACCATTCTTTAGAATTTCTAACTTGTTTTTTTATACGATCATTAATATTTTTACAATTGAACTTTAATATTTCATTAATATAATCTATTTGATTTTGAACAAATATATTATTATATTCTTTTATGATATCTATAAATTTATTAGGCAATTCTAAATATAATTCATAAATATTATTATAATAATTTGATAATATATCTATAATTTCTTTATTAAAACCTTTAAATCCTTTACATACTATATATTTTTCAGAATTAGATATTCTACTAACAGTAGGTTTATAAATAAATACTTCATTATAAGATAAATATAATAAATATAATAATTGGATAGTATTGTGATAAAATATATCAAAAACTTTTAAAATAAATGTACCATTTTCTTTTTGAATATTAAATGCTATATATATTTCAGAATAAATAAGTTTATATGATAATAATTCTTGTTTATTATAATCAGTAGAATAATCAAATCCACCATCTGATGTAACTAAATCAGATTTTTTAGAATTATTTATAAAATTATCACAAGTTTTTTTAGAATAAATATCTCCAGTATTTTTATATTTATTTAAATATACTCTAGGATTATTAAATAATTTAGTACTCCAAAAAGGTATTTTTCTATCATTAGATAATAATGTTATACCATAAATACATTTTATATTATAATTATTTAATAAACAATTTATAAATCCACCAGGTCCTTCTGCTATACAAGAACAATATTCTAAATCATTTATATTATAATCTTTAAGTATTTCATGAATTTTAAAATATGATCTAGAAATAGGAATAATATCCGAAATATTTTTAGATTTATTAGATGAAGTATAAATATATTCATAATCATTTTGGAATTTTTTATATTTTTCCCATTTATTAATATCAATATTATCAATTTTACATTTATTTTTATATAAATTAGTTAATAATTTTTCATCAATACAATTATTTTCTTTAGTATTAAAAAATTTAAAACATAAATCACCATCAAATATTATTTTGAATGATTTCATAAAAAGAATAATAAAATAATTTTTAAATATAAATTAAATAGAACAACTACTACAATTTAAGTTATTATCTATACTCATATAAGATTCATTAGTTCCCATAGGATTACTTGGTAATATATTATTAAAAACAAAATTACCATTTATTTCTTTTTCATTATCATATTTCCATGATTTATATACATTATCACCTACTTTATCATATGAAAAATCATTATTAGATTTAATCAATTCATCATCTTGGATAACAACACCTATAGAGTTTAATACGTCACTATTATTTTTCATTAATCTATCCGGAATTTTTTGTAATTTATTATTAAATGTACATTCTAATTCATTACCATTTAATTTACAATTTTCTGGTAATACTTTTTCTTTAAGATTAATATATTTATTGTTTTCTTCATTATTATATAAAAATCCTGCATTAGTTAATTGATTACCAAAATCACTGGGAGCATAATCAGGATATTTAGTTAAATATTCATCACTATCAGCTTTAATCATACTTTCTTGACCGTCCCATGATTTTGCTAAACCTTGTTTTGTGTATTTACCAGGATCAGCATCCATAGTATCTTTATGAACATTAAATGGATCAAAATATATTTGTTTATTTTTATAATAATCAAATCCATTATCTCTAATAATATTTAAATTTGGATCGTTACTTAATAAATTATTATTATTATTATTTAAAGGACTATATCCAGGTGATAATGGATGACTAATAGTAGAAGTCATCGGATCAGGAAATTTATTAAAAGGATCATCATATTCTGATTTATCTCTTACTAATTTTCTAGAATTATTTCTAGTATTTTTAATACTATCAAAATGTTTAGTTATAACATTATCAGTAACTTTATTCATTACATCATTTAATCCATTTTTGTTCTCAACTATATTCTGAAGAATAAATAAAATAGTGAAACCTAATACTATTAATAGAATAATATTCATATTATATTATATTATAACATAAAAAATTATTATTATTTATTAAATTATTAGATTCAAACTCTAATGCAATATATTCTGAATATTGTTTTAAAATTACTTTAATATCATTTATAATATTTTCATATAAAATATATTCTTCTTCTAAATCAGTATTATTAAAATTAAAAGATATACATTCATTAATATCATATAATTTTATAATATATTCATTTTGAAATTTAATATCTTTATCATAAATTTTATAAAATTTTATATTATCTTTATTAGATATTATTAAAACATTATTTATCCAATATTCTTTAACATTATATTTTAAATTTAAATCATATTTTTTTATTAAATATGATAATTTATTTAAATTAATTTTATTATTATAAAAGTTATCATTAATTAATTTACAATAATAATATTTATACATTAACCAAAAGTATTTTCAGATGTATATACTATATATAAAAATCCATCATTATCTTTATATATATTATATATTTCATTAATATTTTGTGTATTATTACATAATATATTATTAATAAAAAAGAATAATGCTTCAGAAGAATCTATATCAATTCTTTTTCTAATAACATATATAAATTGACCTAATGTCATATTTTTAGGAACTAAATATTTATTTTTATCGATGTTTTTTAATTTACATTTTTTATCTTTTTCTATAATAATAGGAATTCTATCAGGATATTTTTCTAATATTTTAGAAGATTCAATAATTCTATCATTTTCAGATTTAGAATTTTTAAAGTTGTTCATTTATAATATTTTACATATTTATTTTTTAATTATTTAAAAAAAAATTATTTAATAAAGTAAAATATGAAAAATATTGTAAGAATTAATATTGATGATAGTATGAATGATTTAGAATTATTAATTGAAAATAGGAATGTTGTAAATATATTAAATAAAAAAGCTAATAAAAAAGGTAAAAATAATATTAGACATTTATATTCATGGACAAAAGATAATAAAATTATTAAATGTTATGGATGGTATGATGGAAATCATGATTGTGTAAATAAACATGAACTAATTCCATATGGTTCTTCAAAATTTTTAGAAGATGATTCGTCAACTATTTTATTATATGGAGATATATATTTATTATGTTGTGATAATAATAATAAAATAATAGATTTGAATGTATCAGATTATGCTAATTTTTATAATGAAATTAATGAAGGTTTTGATGAATGTGATTCAGATGATGAGACAGACGATTATGAAGAAGAAGAAATAAATGAAGAAGAAGATATTGATTATAATCCAGGAGAAGAAGAAGAAGATGGACATGATTTTGAAATTATTAACACTAGTGATAGTGAAGAATTAGAGGAAGATACAACTAAATATTAATATTAATATTTAAAATTTGATTATTATATATTTAATAAATAAAACTAAAATGAGTACAAATATTAATGATAAATATCGTATTAAATGTGTTAATAAAATTAATGAATATATGGAAAATGAACGATTATCTAGAAATATTGAAAAAGGTATCTATAATTATATGATTTCATATTCAAAAGAAAATAACATCACTAGAAAATGGGATAATCCAATATTCTTTAATTTATATTTCTCAAAAATTAGATCTATATGTTTAAATTTAAATAAAGAATCATTTATAAAAAATCAATATTTAATTGATAAAATTAAAAAAGGGGATATAAAAGGTGAAGATGTAGCAAAATTATCTGTATATGATATTAATCCAAATAATTGGAAAAAGATTATTGATGAAAAAATGAAAAGAGATAAAATTAAATATGAACTTAAACCTGAAGCAATGACAGATCAATATAAATGTAGAAAATGTGGTAGTAGAAAATGTTCATATTATGAAATGCAAACTAGATCTGCTGATGAACCTATGACTCAATTCTTTACTTGTATTGATTGTGATAATAGATGGAAAATGTAATTAATAAATACCTATTCCATTATTATTACCAGTTCTACTAATTACACAATTATCTAATTGACAATCTTGTTTTAAAAGTGGTTGAGGTACTTGATAACCATATCCTGAACAACCATATTGATTTTTATTATTATTGTTAACAAATCCCATAACTTTATCTGATTGATTTGTTAAATTATATTTATATTCCCAACTAGTTAATGGTCCATTATTATTAAAAGTTCTTTCAATTGTTCTATTCATTTCACAGTTAGGTTTATAATTAGTAATAAATCTTCCATCACTCATTAATGCTGGACAACCTTCAAAGTTATTATCTCCACCCATATTGTTGTTATTATTGTTAAAATTTACTGTATTATCTGACATATTATATATTAATTTATATTTTTTTTTTATTTTATTAAATTAATTAAATGAACTTAAATAATTTGAACATGAATTATAAAATAATTTTAGGATTATCTACTTTAACAATTTTAACATTAATTTATCAATATGTTAAAAATTTATTTAATCCAAATAAAAGTTTATTAGATGGTCAAGAAATATTAACAAAAATTGATCCCAGTGTAATTGATAGAAGATATGGTAAACCAAATGATAGAAATAATAATAGAGGAATTGGTAAAAGTGCTGAATGGATAGAAAATCATACAAATATGTTAAACCGGAATACTAAATTACTAGAAGGATTATATGATGAATTAGGTGAGTTTAATCATATATATCAAGAAAGATTATTTGAAACTTTAATACCAACACAAATAAAAAAAACAATTGTACATTTATCATCTGTAGATCATTCTAATAATATATTTGATTTAGCAAGTACTGAAACAAGTGGGTTGAGTACATTTAAAAATGTAGTTAATTTTAAATTATTATCAGCACAAATTCCATATGTTCCACATAATATTTATAATAGTACTATAAAAGGATCTTTTACAAATCATTTAAAATTTAATTCTTCATATTCAATAACAATTGAAGAAGGATATTATACAATATATTCATTAATAAATACTATTAATAATAATTTAACTTCAAAAAGTTCAAATATATCATTAACTTTTAATAATCTTAATAAATTTATAACAATAAATAATTCTTTACTACATGAAATTACAATAGATACAGATTTGTATCCATTATTTAAAAGGTTAGGTTTCAATGAAAATATAAACTCATCTAATACAACTATAAATGCATCAAATATACCTGATTTATCTATACATTTTATAGATATTGTTTATGGCAAAGTACATCCCAGAGCTGCAACAATAACAACTGATGATGGAAATATATTAAAAAGAATACCATTAAATGGACAACCTGGTGATATGATATATTATGATACACCTCATTCAGATTATATATCACAAGAATTATTTAATCCAGATATAAACTCAAATATTTCTAATATAGAATTACAATTTAAAAGAAATGATGGATCCTTATATGATTTTAAAGGTTTACATTTTGATTTGAAAATAGAAATTACAGAATTAGTTGAACCAACATTATTAAATGAATTATCATCACATATGAGAAGAGATAGAGAAAGATTTTTAGATAATGAAGGAAGCAATGAGATAGGTGGTATTGATTATGTATTAGGTAATATGGATGCACCTCAAAATAATAATAGATAATTAAGAATTATTCTTTAATAAATAAAAAAATAATTGATTTAAAATTATTTATTACCAAACATATATTCTTCACCATTAATATATTCTAATTCTTTATGAATAAAATTATTATATATTGATTCATCTATTAAATCAGGATGAATCCACCAATCTTCAAATGGATTATTATTCATATCAGGTGAGATATTTCCAACAATTAATTTATACCCTTTATTAATTAAATATTCTCTGGATTTTTCTCTGTATGTTTTAGTTTTATCATTATAATAATCATGTTCATATGTTATTACACCAAATTTAATATCATCAAAAGGTATTTTTAATAATATATCATATGTTATATTAGGTGGATCACAATCTAATTGTAAATAATCTATTTTATTACCATAGTCGTTTAATAATTTATTATAATCACATTCCAATGCATTTTTATTAAAACATTTATTTTTTCTTTTTTCTATAAAACTAAAATAGAAACTTCTATTTATATCAATGGATATACCTTTCCAATTAAAATCTTTTTCTAATAAATATGTATTGTTACCATAAATAGGATCACCAGAACCTATCTCAAGATATGTTCCCTTTTTTTTACCATTATATATAGATAATACGAACATATCTTGGTATATTTGTGAATAATTAGTTTCAATATTTTCTAAATTATTGAATTTATATTTAAATTTATCATATTTATATTTTTTATATTGAATAGGTTTATGATTTTGTTCATAATATTCTTTTAGATTATTATTTATAATATTTTTATAATATTCATTAATAGGATGATTATTTAATAAGTCATAATAAATTAGTTTCGATTCATTGATTTTACCTTTATTATATCCAGAATATGCTTTTTGAAATAATAATTGATATTTATCATAATATCCTATATCTTTTATTAATTTTTTATCACTTAAAATTTCTAATCCAATACAAGCAAACATATAAGATTTTAAAAATTTTTTCCTATGACTATAATATAAACTCATAATATAATAAGCTTCTGGTCTATTAGGATCTATAGATATAGAATGTTCTATACAAGTTAATTCTTTGTTATCTCTATTACCTTGTCTTGATAAACATTTAGACATTCTTAACATACATTCATAAGATAAATCTATATTTTTTGTATATTCAGAGCATCTTAAATAATATGATAATGCTGCTGCTGTCTGTCCTATATTATCATATTTATATGCTAAATTAAAATTATTATAATCATTATAAGGGTCATTTATAAATTTTAATAAAATATTATCTATATCTCTATAATCATTAAAATTTTTGAATAAAATTTCCATGTTCATATAATTATAACTTACATCTGAATAACCATTTAATTGTGAACCAAATAAATTATTATAATAATAAAATTTTAATACTTTTTGAATTTTAAACCAATATATATCAAGAATATATTTTTCTTGATTTTTAGTTTTCATTAATAAAATTAAAGATTCTTTAAAACAATTTAAAAGTATTTGTATTTTATTTTTTTTTATAATATATGCCGATGTACATACATTATTTATTATTCTTGAGAAATTATCAATAGATTCATATTTTATATTATCATCAATATCTTTAAAAGTTAGTGGTGTTAAAGTTATTAAATCCCAATTTATATTGTTCTTTATTTTCTCAAAATCTTTTATAAAATTAAATAAATTTTTTTCATTAATAATTTCAAAATCATCTTCCATAATTAAATAATATTCATTATTTTCTTGTAAACATAATTCTAAAACTTTTATATGAGATTTAACAACACCTATAGCACCACATTCTTTATCATAAATTGCATTAAATCTATTTAAATTTTTAAAAAATTGATATTTTTTTATATTATTAATAATATGTTCATTTCTATCTTTTCTAAATTCTAAATTAATATAATATCCATTCATATAAAATTTAAATAAAATATATAAATATTTATAACTTATTTTATGATATATCAATAGAATTATTTAATATATTTTTTATGATATACATTAATTTATCTTTATTTATTTTAATTATATAAGAACAATTATCTTGAAATCCAAAAGTGATTAATATATCATCTTTATATTTTTCTAATCCAATACAAAATTCTATTTTTGCTGTCATAAAATTAAAACTATCTGATATATATTTAATACTATAATCTTTATTAAATAATATAAATCTATGGTAATAAGCAGCATTTTTATATCCATTTTGATTTTTTAAAGTAAAATCTACTTGATGTGTAATACATAAATATGTATCATTATCAATTTTTATTAAAGGAGAACCACCTCTTATATCATAAGGTAAATTATATTTTTTATAACTTATATAAATAGGTTTAGAATTACAATTATTTAAATCGGTCTTAACAACTTCGACTGGATTTGTCCATTTTACAAAATGAAATGGTTCTTCTAATATAGGCATCCAGTTTTTCTCACAATAAGAATTTTTATCTTGGACTTCTATTCTATATCTATTTATTTCTAATACTTTGTCTTTTTCTATAGTAATTTCTGATAATTCCATTCTACCTTTTCCATTATATGTTGTATCTCTTCTGACACCACATAAAAAATATTTATTATCCCATTTAACAAATCTAGCATCTTCTAATCCTATAAAAGTCCATATAGGTTTTACATCTAATTTAGAAGTATCTATTTTCACAGTTTTAATAATATCTAAAGTATTAGGATCTAATTCACAATAATAATTATTTGTTTTTAGTTCTTCTTTATCTTCACGATGATAATATGATAAAGGTCCTTGTTCTGCTGATTGATATTTTTGTTCATTTTCACAATGATATAATGTATATTCAACATGTCTCATTATTAAATGAATTTTATCACCTTCAACTAATAATGAAGAATTAGTTATACCTGTACCGTTTGTTAAATTACTAGAGATAATTAATGGTTTAATAGTTCCATTATAATCATTAATTATAGTTTTTACTAAATTTTCATACATTTATGATAAAAAAAGAATTTAAAATTAAAAATATATCGTATTTTATTTTTATTTTGGTGGTGAAACCTCATTTTTTAATATTATGAACTAATATATTTAAATCTGATAAAAAATAATTATTAGTATTATCCACATCTATGAGACAAACATCTATCCATTCATCTATAAATACTATTGTATCTATATTTACCTCATTACCTGATATATCATACATCTTATCTCCTTGAGTTAAACTCCAAACTTTTCTGAAACCCCATAAATTATTTCTTTTTATTAATATAGAATGTTCTGCTGTAGCCTTCATATTATTATTAATAAAAAAATAACCTTTTACTGTATCAAATCTTTTATTTAATACATTTGATGTAGATAAAGTTCCATTAATAGTATCTACTAATTCATTTAGTATAATATATTCATCATCAGTCTCTGTAAGTCCTTCTATACTTAAACTATTTAATGTTTCATTAGTAAGGCTTCCATAATGAACTACATTATTATTATTAAGTGTTATATTTGTATATACATCAAAACAACTACTACCAGTTGCACCTTGAGTCCCTTGTGTTCCTTGAGCACCAGTATTACCAGTAGTTCCAGTAGTTCCTTGAGTACCAGTATTACCAGTATTACCTGTAGTTCCTTGAGCACCAGTATTACCAGTATTACCTGTAGTTCCTTGAGCACCAGTATTACCAGTATTACCTGTAGTTCCTTGAGTACCAGT